CACTCAGAAGCAGGCGATCACGTATTACCAGGACCCGTTCGCTCTGGTCCCGCTCGGTAACATAGCGAAGATCGCGGAGACATTCTCTCGCAACGCAATTCTATCTCCGAATGAGCTTCGAGCTCTCGTTGGTATGAAGCCGGTGGTGGATAGTGCGGCTGACGAACTCAGAAACCGCAACATGCCGGTGGAGGATCAGGTAGAGCTCCAGACGGAGAGTCCCCCAACCGTGGAAGGTCAAAATGAAATCTAACAAGTCCGATTTTAGCGGTTACGCTACTCGGGCGGGAGTGAAGTGTGCTGACGGTCGAGTCATCGAACCGCAGGCGTTTGTGCACAACGACGGAGACACGGTCCCCCTCGTCTGGCAGCATGGACACAACTCCCCCAGCAATATTCTGGGTCACGCTGTTCTTGAACTCAAGGACGACGGGGTCTACGCTTACGGCTTCTTCAACGAAAGTGAGAAGGCCATGGACGCAAAGGAGAGCGTTCGCCACGGCGATATTCGTCGAATGTCGATCTACGCGAACAATCTCCGAGAGACCGACAATCTCGTTCATTCGGGAATCATCCGAGAGGTCAGCCTTGTCATCGCTGGTGCCAATCCTGGTGCCACGATTGACAACGTGACGATCCAACACAGCGACGACTACATTGAGGTCGTCGAAGACAAAGCGATCATCCATTCGGGTGAGAACATCACTCCAACCGACGAAGGGGACAACATGCCCGAAGGCCAGAACGAGACCGGAGAGAAGACTCTCCAGGATATTCTCGACGACATGACCGAGGAACAGCGCGACGCTGTCGACTACCTTGTGGGTGCGGCCATTGAGTCCGTCCAGGATGACGATGACGACGACACCAACGATGACGAGGATGATGATTCCTCTGCCGCACACTCCGCTCTCACCCATGCAGATAAGGACTCCACTTCCATGAGCCACAACCTCTTCGAGAACTCCGGCAACTCCTCCAAGCAGACCATCGGCGATATTCTGACGTCTGATCAGATCTCCGGCATCCTGCACGACGCCATGGAGGGTGGTTCTCTCAAGCACGCCCTCGAGCAGTTCGCTCTCCAGCACTCCGTCACCGACATCGAGGGTCTGTTCCCGCAGCACAAGCTCGACGGTGGCGTCCAGATCTACGACCGCCAGAACGAGTGGGTCACCAAGGTTCTCAACGGTGTCCGTAAGATCCCGATGACCCGCATCCGCACCGTCATCGCCGACATGACCCCGGAAGAGGCTCGTGCCAAGGGTTACGTCAAGGGTAACGAGAAGATCGAGCAGGTCTTCGGTTGGCTCAAGCGTGAGACCGACGCCACCACCGTCTACAAGAAGCAGTCCATCGACCGAGATGACATGCTGGACATCACCGACTTCGACATCGTGGCCTTCTTCTGGACCGAGATGCGCGGCAAGCTGATGGAGGCTCTTGCTGAGGCCATCCTGATCGGTGACGGCCGCAGCGCCATGGACCCGGACAAGATCAACGAGGACCGCATCCGCCCGATCGCCTCGGACATCGACTTCTACGCCCCGAAGGTCACCCTTCCGTCGAACTCTGACCCCCGCGACATTGTGAAGGCCATCATCCGGTCCCGCAAGGATTACCGTGGTTCCGGAAACCCGACCCTCTTCACCACCACGGATTTCATCACCGATCTCCTGCTGATCGAGGACCGCAACCAGCGTCGTGTCTACGAGACCGTCGACTCCCTCAAGTCCGCTCTGCGTGTCTCCGACGTCGTCGAGGTTGAGTACTTCAACCAGGACCCGACCGTCGTCGGCATCCTCGTCAACCTGTCCGACTACACCGTCGGTACCAACAAGGGCGGCGAGATCACCCGATTCGATGACTTCGACATCGACTTCAACAAGTACAAGTACCTGATTGAGACCCGTATCTCGGGCTCCCTGACCAAGCCGATGTCCGCCATCGTCATCAAGCGTGAGGAGGGCGACGTCGCTACCCCGCAGTCTCCGTCCTTCAACTCGGAGACCAATGAGGTCCAGATCCCGACCACCACCGGCGTGGTCTACTCCATCAAGGGTGAGGCCGTGACCGGCGTTGTCGAGATCGACGAGGTCACTCAGGTCGACGCTTCCGCGGCTTCCGGTTACTACATCCCGGCCAACACCATCAACTCCTGGACCTTCTCCCCCACCGGAGTCTAGGACCTAACTAAGGACCAACGACTATGGCTAAGTTCTATGGTAAGGTAGGTTTCATCGGCGAAACCACTGAAGTATCCCCGGGTATCTGGGAGGAACTCATGGAGTCCCGCCCGTACTACGGGGACGTGGTCCGCAACGTCCGACGTACCGACAATGGCTCGAAGATCAACGCCACTGTGTCTGTCGCGAACCAAATCAGTGTAGTCGCCGATGTGTTCGCCTACGACCATGTCCACGCCATACGGTACGTCGAGTGGGGTTCCACTCTCTGGGAGGTTACCTCCGTTGAGGTGGAACACCCTCGTCTGGTCTTGACGCTAGGAGGTGTATACACCGGTGACAAGGCTTGAGCTCCATGAGAAGCTTGTGGACGTGTTGGGTAGTCGCTATGTCTACTTCCAACCGCCCACCGGCGTCAAAATGGAATACCCATGCATCGTATACTCTGTCGAAGGGTCATACCGGGTTGACGCCGACAACGAGATCTACAAGCGTAAGCGTCAGTATCATCTGACTCATATTACGCGAGATCCCGACGACACAACTCCTGACCGCATCGAAGAGATGCGCTACTGTCGACTCAAGAACCATACGGTGATTGAGCGTCTCTACCACACACACTTCACTATATACTTTTAAGGAGTATATTCATGCCTGCACTCACTTGGGATAACACCGGCGAACGTTTCTACGAGACCGGTGTTGACCGCGGTGTCCTGTACACCTACGATTCCACGACCAAGCTCTACGGCACCGGCGTTGCCTGGAACGGTCTGACCGCCATCACCGAGGCTCCCTCTGGTGCTGAGCCCACCCCGCAGTACGCTGACAACATCAAGTACCTCAACCTGATGTCTGCTGAGGAGTTCGGCTTCACCATCGAGGCCTTCACCTACCCGGACGAGTTCGAGCTCTGCGACGGTACCGCTTCCCCCCTCGCCGGTCTCACGGTTGCTCAGCAGGCCCGTCGTACCTTCGGTCTGTCCTACCGCTCCCTCATCGGTAACGATGTCGATGCGCAGGATCATGGCTACAAGATCCACCTGATCTACGGTGCTCTGGCTTCCCCGTCTGAGAAGTCCCGCACCACGGTCAACGACACCCCGGAGGCAATGACCTTCTCCTGGACCGCGACGACCACCCCGGTGGCGCTCCCGGCAGATCTCAAGATGCGCCCCACGGCGCATATCGTTGCTGACTCCACCAAGATGACGGCCGCGAACCTCGCCAGCCTCGAGGCCGTCCTTTACGGTGACGAGCTCGAGTCGGCAGCTCTCCCCCTCCCGGGTGAGCTGATCACCCTGCTCGGAACCACCCCCTAACCAACCTAGAGAGATAGGAGTATGAATGCTCACAGTACACGTTAAAACCGGAACGTCGATGTTCAACGACTCGACCAACGAGATCATTGCTGACACAGTTCCTGTAGTGCTGGAGCATTCACTCCTCACTCTCTCTGAGTGGGAAGCGAAGTACAAGAAACCTTTCCTCTCCGATCTTCCCGAACATAAGAAGACCGAAGAAGAAACTATCGACTACATCCGAATGATGGTCCTGGACCAGACTCTTCCAGTGGCCATCTTCAATAAACTTATTCAACATAACTTAAAAGAAGTTCAGGAATACATCGGTGACGATAACACAGCTACCGTCATACGAGAAGACAAGAAGGGTCGAAAGTCCTCTGAGATTGCTACATCCGAGGTAATCTACTACTGGATGTTCAGTAACCAGATTGACAAGTCTTGTGAGTCCTGGAACCTCAACCGCCTCATCACACTGATCCGGGTCTTCGCCGCAAAGGGCGCAAAGCCTGAGAAGATGTCCAAGAGTGAGCTCGCAGCTCGCAACAGGTCTCTCAATGCTCAGCGTCGAGCCAAATACAACACGAGAGGATAGAGATGGCCCTACTGGAATGGAACACGAACACCTCTGGACGGTACATCTCCGGAGTCTCACACGGCGTCTTCTACGGCGACGACGGGGTACCTATCCCATGGAACGGTCTTATCAGCGTCAGCGAAAGGTTCCAGACGAACGAACCGACACCTGTCTACAACTCCCTCGGTCAGAAGTACGATCTACACGGAAACGTGGCTGAGAAACGCCACTCGATCGTGTGTTACACGTACCCAGAGGAGATGGACGAATACCTCGGTACTGAGTACGTCGAAGAGTTCGGGTTCGCGGTTGACGAGAGACCTCCCCGTAAGTTCAACATGGTCTACCGCAGCGATTGTGACGGGTACTACGAATTACACGTCCTCCTCGGTCAGATTGCCACGTTTGGGGATAAGACCCACACGACGGATACCGCCGCCCCGGGTATCTCGAACCTCACCATGAACCTCCAGGGTGTCCCCCACGAAGTCTTCGGGTCTTCCCACCTGATCTTCGATTCGAGGAACCCGATCACCGCCTCGGCTGAGCGCATTCTGTTCGGAACCCGCAACACCGACGGAGACTTCAACGACTTCCTCAACGCTGAGGTCCAGTGGATTTCCCGGGCCATCAACTTTGCTCCGACGATCGAGCCGGATTACGACAATCCCGTTCTAATCAACTCCGTCACCTATCCCGGAGTCAAGGACGCGTCAAAATGGAATACAACCAACGTTGTTCCGTACTGGGACGAAGTCACGGAGCAGCTTGCTCTTCACTCTGAGTCTCCTGAGGAATTGATGCAGTCTAAACTGAGCATCCCTCTAGACGTCTCCACACCGATTGACCTGAAGACGTCGGCTGACATCAACTTCGGTGGTATCATCGGTACCAGCGAGCCCCAGGTTCTGTCCGAGCAGGTCTCCAACTTCGTCGGGACTCACACAGTGACGTTGAACTCCACAGTCAACGCCACCCCTCAGGTGGATATTTACCACAACGGCCCTGCCGGAGACCCCGTCCGGGTGGACAACCTTATGGTAGTTCTCCAGAACTACCAAGGTGAATTCTTCGACGGAAACACCGTACCGAAGACCCGCGGTGAACGCTACCGACGTGTGGAATCCACATCCGGTTACTACACAGTCTACGAACACCTTCAATTCATGACCCAGTCCGAGATCGAACTACGCACCATCGGTTCCGACCTCTACGAGCTCACTGGACCTGAGAATCAACTCTCGACTGACGGTGACCAGTTCACTTTCATCGGCCCTCAGGCATCTTCGCTCGGCGATGACACATTTGAGATCGACGACACCATACTCGGATTCTAAGAAAGGACATACAACATGGCAACCATCCAGAGCTACACCAAAACTGGTGTCGATAACAAACTGACGTCTCGCTCAAATGTGACGTTCGTGTACTCGGGAACCGGTACCCCTGAGTTGACGGCATTCCCAGACGCAAAGACCGGCGACGTCATTGAACGCTCCAGCGATCGCGCTCAGTGGCGTGTTCTCGGAAACACTCTGACATCCCTGGGCTTCGTCGTCACGAAGGTTAACGGACAGACTGGTGAAGTAAACATCACCGCGGCAGAGTTGAACGCTTCGCCGACGGGACACAAGCACACTATCGCAGACATCACCGATCTGACTGTCTCTAAGACCGTGGCTCTGGATCATGTGGTTCAGAGAACCACATCTGGTAACATCACCGTCCCGACGACTCCCAACGCCACCACCTCGGCGGCTTCGAAATCATATGTGGATGCTCAGGTTTCCACTATGGCGAACACCACTCACACCCACACCAAGGCGGACATCACCGACCTTGAGACCATCTCGACCGCGGCTACTGCCAACCACATTGTGAAGCGTACCACGGGCGGACAAATCACGGTCCCGTCGGCGCCGTCGGATGTCGGTTCTGCCACATCAAAGTCCTACGTCGACACTGAGATGGGTAAGAAGGCTAACACTTCTCACACGCACGGTATCTCGGACGTATCTGGGCTTCAGGAGGCTCTCAACTCCGCCGGTAGCTCGGTACACACTCACGTGTCTACCGTTATCACTGACTCCGTTTACGGAAATGTGACGACTTCTCCGGAACGACTTGTTAAGACGGACCTCAATGGT